TGAGGTCCAGCGCAAGATGGCGAAGGACCAAGCCGATCAGGCTCTGCGTGAGCGTCAGCAGCAAATCGAACTTGAGAGGATCGCCTCTCAGGAGCGGATTGCCGGTCTGAATGCAGGCATCAAGGCCGCGTCTCAGCGGCAGGCCAACGACCAGCGCGGTGACTATGACCGGGCCAAGATTAGGCTCGATGCTACGCGCCTTGGCTCTGAAATCATGAAGGGCAAGTGATGCAAGCCTCTGAAGATAATGTCCTAGAGTATCTTCGCAAGAAGTTCCGGGACATGATGAACGTCCACGCAGACCACGTCGCCACTGGCGGCGTGGCTGACTGGTCTGAATACCGGCATCAAGTTGGTATTATTGAGGGTTTGGCGAAAGCCGAAAGGGAATTGCTTGACCTAGAGGAACGCCTTGGTCGGCAGGACTAATCGCCCATAGTGGGTGCAGGGTATCGCACGACCCTAACAGTGCGCGCAAAGGACTACTATGCTTAACGTTGATATCAAGATGCCGGATGGCGATGTACGGGGAGCCACTCAGCTTCCTCAGCCTTCCGGCTTTAAGATTCTGATTGCTCTTCCCGAGCTTGAAGAAAAGACGGACTCTGGCATCTACTTGCCGGAACAGGTGCGCGAGAAAGAATCTCTTGCCACTGTTGTTGGGTTCGTCCTAAAGATGGGGTCGCTCGCCTACAAAGACCCTGCCAAGTTCCCGGATGGCGCTTGGTGCAAGGAAGGGGATTGGGTTTTGTTCCGTGCTTACAGCGGCACCCGTATCAAGATTCATGGCCGGGAGTTCCGGATCATCAATGACGATACTGTCGAGGGTGTTGTTGAAGACCCCCGTGGGATTGGCCGGGCATGAGCGCGACCCGTAAGACTGAAGAGTCCGACGAGGACTTCACCGTCGAGATTGTTGACGACACGCCCGAGCAGGATCGTGGTCGCGTTGTCGCTCCCGAAGTGACGGAGAGTGACGACGACATCAACGTCAACGACGACGAGATCGCCAACTACCGTGACGAGTGGAAGAAGCGCCTCAAGGAGCTTTCCTTCAAGAGTCACGCAGAGCGGCGCGCCAAGGAGCTTGCGGCCAAGGAACGGGATGAAGCCATTCATCTTGCCCAGCGCCTTGCCGAAGAGAACAAGAAGTTCCGTGAGTTCGCCGGTAGCACAGAGAAGTTCGCCGCCGATCAGGCCAAGGCTCGCGCCGAGTCCGAGATCAACGCCACCAAGAGGCTCATGAAGGAGGCTTTTGAGGCTGGCGAGACGGACAAGTATCTGGACTATCAGGAGCGGTTCCAGCGTCTTGTGACCGAGCATGATCGCTACGCGAACTACAAGCCGGTTACTGCCCCTGAAACTCAGTACGAGATTCCTCAAGTTCGTCCTCAGCCGGATGCGAAGGCCGTTGAATGGGCCAACCGTAACTCGTGGTTCGAAGGGCAGAATGAGCTTGAGAAGGAAATGACGGGTTACGCTTATGCCGTCAGCGACATGCTGATCCGGGAGTATAAGCTCGATCCGCGTGGAGATAAGTACTACGAGGAAATCACGAAGCGTGTATCGCGTCGTTTTCCCGAGTACTTTGAGAAACCTGAGCCGGAAGTTGACGCGACGGCTAAGGTGGCATCGGTGGTCGCACCAGCTACTCGTAGCACCAAGACCAACCGCACAGTGCGTCTCACGCCGTCTCAGGTCTCACTGGCTAAGAGATTCGGCCTTACCCCCGAGCAGTATGTGGCTCAGTATCTGAAGGATTACGGTCATGGCTGACCGCACACCACGCGACCTTGAGACGCGCGAGCAGCAGGCTCGCCCGACGACTTGGCGTCCTCCTTCGATCCTTCCTGATCCGAAGCCCGAGCCGGGGTATGTCTATCGCTGGGTCCGCACGAGCATGATGAACTCTGCGGATAACACCAATGTCAGCAAACAGCTTCGCGAAGGCTATGTGCCTGTTCGTGCCGAAGATCATCCTGAGCTTATGCTGGCAGCCGATCCCAATGGTCGCTTCAAAGGCAACATTGAGGTTGGTGGTCTCCTTCTCTGCAAGATTCCCGAAGAGGTCGTGCGGCAGCGCGCGGCCTATTATGGGAATGTCGCGCAGCAGCAGATGGACAGCGTGGACAATAACCTGATGCGTGAGAACGATCCTCGTATGCCGCTCCTTCGTCCGGAGCGTACTTCGAGGACCACCTTTGGCCGTGGCCCCAGGGAATAATCCTTTGGGCCACAAATCCCCAATTCCAGAAGAAAGGTAACGGAAAGTGGCTTCGACCTCTTCCCCGTATGGGCTTCGCCCGATCAACCTTCTGGGTGGTCAAGGCTACGCTGGCTCGACTCGCCTGTATGCGATCCCTGCCAGCTTCGCCGTGAGCATTCAGTATGGTGACCCGGTTATCATCGTGAACACGGGTTCGACCCGTGGCACGCTGGCGCGCTTCAACGCCACCACGACTGCCGCGACCATCACCAGCACTGGTGGCGGCTTTGGCTTTGTGGGTGTGTTTGTCGGCTGCACGTTCACCGATCCGGTGTACGGCGCGGTGTTCCGTCAGAACTACGCTGCTGGCAACACGGCGACCGACATCCAGGCTTATGTCGTGGATGACCCGGACGCTCTGTTTCAGGTGCAGGCTGACGGCAGCCTCGGTCAGACGGCTCTGGGCTGCAATGCGGCTCTGATCCAGACCGTTGCTGGCAGCAGCGGCGTGAACATCAACTCTGGCGTTGGTCTTGATGCCTCCAGCGTTGCCACCACCAACACTCTGCCGGTTCGTATTGTTGACTTCGTCAACAGCACGACCAGCCAGATTGGCGATGCGTTCACCGACGTGATCGTGCGTATCAACACGCACTTCCACCGCACCGGCAATACCGGCTCTGCCGGTACGGCTGCCAGCTAAGGAGGCTGTGAAAGATGGCTATTTCACGCGCACAGCTTCTCAAGGAACTGCTTCCGGGTCTGAACGCTCTGTTCGGCCTGGAGTACAAGCGGTACGCTGAGGAGCATAAGGAAATCTACGAGACTGAAAACTCGGAGCGTTCCTTTGAAGAAGAAGTGAAGCTCTCGGGCTTCGCTGCTGCCCCGGTCAAGAACGAAGGTGCGGCGATTGCGTACGACAACGGCCAGGAAGCCTGGACCGCCCGTTATACGCATGAGACCATCGCGTACGGGTTCTCCATCACCGAAGAGGCGATGGAAGACAACCTGTACGACAGCCTGTCTGCTCGTTACACCAAGGCGCTCGCGCGCTCGATGGCGTTCACGAAGCAGGTGAAGGCTGCGTTCCCCCTGAACAACGGCTTCACCAGCTACCAGTCTGGCGATGGTGTGACGCTGTTCAACACCCAGCATCCGCTGGTGTCGGGTGGCTACAACAGCAACCGCCCGGCCACCCCGGCTGACCTGAATGAGACCAGCCTTGAGGCTGCGGTCATTCAGATCGCGGCGTGGACGGACGAACGTGGTCTGCTCATCGCGGCTCGTCCGCGCAAGCTGATCGTGCCGCCGTCCAACATGTTCGTTGCCACCCGACTGCTGGAGACGGAACTCCGTACCAGCACGACGGACAACGACATCAACGCGCTGAAGTCCAACGGGTCCATCCCGGAAGGCTACACGGTCAACCACTTCCTGACCGACCCGAATGCGTGGTTCCTCTCCACGGATGTGCCGAATGGTATGAAGCACTTTGTGCGTTCGCCGCTCGCCACGTCGATGGACGGCGACTTCGACACGGGTAACGCTCGCTACAAGGCTCGTGAGCGTTATAGCTTCGGCGTGTCTGATCCGCTGGGCATCTTCGGCTCGCCGGGCTCGTCGTAAGACGAGTCTCCGGGCTAAGGGTAGGGGGGCTTCGGCCCCCCTATTTTTTTGTGCTTGCTGTAACCTTTCCAGACCGGGCATAATACAGACAGTTCCGGGGTAATCCGGCTCTACTGACTGTCCCGGCAGACGCGCACGAAGACAGTAGAGCCTTAGATCGTGCGAGAGAAACATGGCGTTCTCGACTTTTTCTGGTCCCGTTCGCGCTGGCCCCATCCGTGAGGGTGCTGCCCGTAACACTGGCCTCGTGGTCCTTACCCAGTCTTACGACACTGGCGTTGTGACGGCTGCTGTCGGCAACGTGGACGCGGCTCTCGGCATTCTGCCCCAGGGCGCTCAGATCGTGGACATCACGGTCGATCAGGTTGTGGTTCCTGGCGGCACCTCCACCTCCACCGTTTCTGTGGGTAACGCGACCGGTGGCGCACAGCTTATGGCTGCCGTTGTGACGACGGCTGGTGGCCGCTTCCGTGGTACTGCCACGGCGACGACCCAGCTTGCGTGGCAGACCTCGACTTCGGCTGATACGCCTGTGTTCGTGCGCTATGCGGTTGGCGTGGAAGCTGGTGTTGGTCGTGCGATCATCACCGTCTCCTATGTCCAGCGCGCTCCGAACGGCGCTCAGAACCCTGCCACGGCCTAACAGCTAAGGGAGGGTTTGCGTCATGCAGACAGATGTCCTTGCTAGTGCCGTCCGCACGACGGACGGCGTGATGAATGACCAAACCGGTAACGCGATTGGGCGTTGCCGCGTGAAGGGTATCTACATTGTTCCTGCCGCTGGGGCTGGGTCCGTTGCCTTTAAGGACGGCCTTACCGCTGGGGCAGCAAACAAGATTACCGTCAACACGATCACTGGCTCGACCAGCACCAACTGGCTTCTCATGCCGGGTGAAGGGCTTCTCTTTCAGAACGGCATCTTTGCCGACCTGACAGACGTTGCCTCGGTGATGGTCGTCTATGGCTAAGACCCCTGCTTGGCAGCGTGCCGAAGGCAAGTCCAAGGCAGGCGGTCTGAATGAGAAGGGGCGAGCTTCTTATAACCGGGCCAACCCAGGGAAACCTGGGTTGAAGCCTCCTGCCCCGAATCCAAAGACGGAAAAGGACGCCAACCGGCGCAAGTCCTTTTGCGCCAGAATGAGTGGGGCAAAGAAGAAGCTCACCTCGGCCAAGACTGCCAACGATCCCAACTCGCGTATCAACAAGTCCCTGCGCGCTTGGAAATGTTGACATGACCCAAGACACAGAAGCAGCTAAGAATGTAGTTGATGCGCTTTCTGTAGGAACTGTCGTGGCTACTCTAGCTGGTATGCTGCCCAGCATCGCAGCCATCTTTACAATCTGCTGGACCGTTATTCGTATCTACGAAACAGAGACGGTAAAGAAGCTTCTGGGGAAGAAACTCCCGGAAGTTGGTAAGGATTGACGCCATGTCGGATTCTGCCAAGCAGGCTCAGATGTCTGAACAGATGGCGGCGAATGCCTCTAAGGGGGCATTGATCGAGAAGGTTGTCTTCGCAGCAGTCCCCATTCTGTTTAGCTGCGTTGTTTACCTGATGACCGCCCTTTCTTCTGCCAACAACGAAATTACAATCCTAAAGTCTCGGATTGCTGTGGTTGTGACGCAGGACAACAGGGCCATTCCGCCGCAGGGCACGACCATCGACATGGCCCTAATCCGCGAGCAACTGTCGAACCGGATTGAACAGGTTGAGCGAGACAATGCTATTGGTCGCGCCAACATGACGCTCGACCGGGAGCGCAGCATAGCCGCGATTGATCGCTCTCGCCTTGAGAAGACTGCTGACTTTACCAATGGCATGGCAGCCCTTCGCGCCGACCTAATGCGACTGACCAATGAACTTGACCGGCGCTTGGTGCTTCAGGAGGCCCGTGGTGGAACAGCTTCTCAATCTCGTTAGGACGGTAGCTCCGTCTATCGCCACTGCCGTTGGTGGTCCACTGGCAGGGATGGCGACCCGTGCCATCTCCGAAGCCCTTCTTGGCAAGCCGGATGGAACTGAGGACGAGCTTCTAGAGGCAGCCAAGAACGCCACACCGGAACAACTGCTTGCTCTGAAGCAGGCAGAGCAGAACTTTGTAATCCGGATGCGTGAGCTTGATGTTGATCTTGAGCGTATTGCCAATCAAGATCGCAATTCTGCCCG